TGCTTGGGGCAAGAAGTAAATGCTAAACTTTGATTTTTCTGGTATAGCAAACCTACGAGAAAATCCTTTATCTTTAGAAGATTTTGGTATAGACCCTGACTTAGCTGGCACTCCAATAGATTTAGGGTTTACTCCTATATACTCCATATCTCCCGGATCTGGCGCTACTACTCTGACTAGTGGCATTGAAAATTATCAAAAATCTTTGAATACCGGGGCCGACTACTTTAAGATTGATGACGTTGACAAAGTAGACGATTTTTACGATAATCAATTTACTTCCAGTATTATGGGCATGACGGCTAGCCCTAGCGATTACCTTGCACAAGTAGATTCTCCTCAGTACCTATCAAACTTTAATGCACCCCCTACACGAGAAGATGTTGCTGATGCGTGGGGTAAAATTCTTATTCCAAGCAACGCTGCCGATACCGCTGCTGCGCTCAGCGAACATTATGGGTATGTAATACAGCCTAAAGATCAGTCTCTAGGTAACTTTGGCGGTAATTTAGGAACCCACACTAGTAGTTCTAAAGAACAACTAGAGGAATTTCACTCTCTTGTCGAACCTATACTTGAAGAACAAATACCTTTTCTACAAGTAACTGAGGGACTAAGCTACCAAGACGCTTTACTTGAGTCTTACAACAGAGATCCCATGCTTCAGGCACTATATCAAAAGTATGGTGTTACTCCTGTAAGACAAACAAAAGATGGTTCTACTTATCTTTACGATCCGTTTTCCTACAGCGAAATACGAACAGTAGAAGTAAAAGATACGGGTGTTCAGGATGCCCTAAAAGCTGTTGCAATTATGGTAGCTACCGCAGGCGCTGGTAGTGCTTTGGGCGGTTATCTTGCCGCCAGTACGTCTATGTCAGTACCCCTAGCTAATGCAGTTGGGTCTGCTATAGCTTCTGCTGGAGCAACGGCAGCTACTGGAGGAGATACTAGTGACATCCTACGTTCCGCTGTTTTAGCAGGCGCAGGCGGGTACGCAGAGGGGCTAGAACAGGTAGCAGAGGCATCACAGGCTTTAGCTGGAGCCGGTGCATTTTCCGCGCAAAGCGGTCAGTTAGCAGCAGAAGCAGCAAAGGCTGCAAAAGATTTAGAAAGATTTAACAATGTTGTAAAGACAGCTAAATTTGTAGACGCTGCCGTAAATGATGATGTGCTTGGTGGCCTTGTAAATCTTTATGGAAAAGAATTTACTGGAAAGGCTTTAGATAAACTAGGGTTAGATCAAGAAACATTAGACGCTAAGTATGGCGGCATACAACGCGATGATATGACTGCCGGTCTTGTCAAAATGCAACAACGCTTAGCGGGTGGAGCAGGCTTTGAAGATGCGTTAATGGATGGCTTTGGTACTTATATTCGAGAAGGCGGTACACTAGGTTTTGATGTAGATACTCCCGAATTTATTGAGCAAATCGGAGACGCTATTAAAGAAGCGGGTAGGCAGTTTGATGATTCCATACTTCAGCCGCCAAAAGAGGTAATTGAAGCACTATTATCTTCTCTACCAGATAAGACTCCTGAACAAATAAAAGCGATTGAGGACTACGTAAGAACAGTAGGTTCCAAGGCTGAAGACGTAGCTAGAGAAACAGTTGCAGTTGTTGATGAGCCTATTCAAGAAGCAGGACAGGCTGTAGCAGAAGTTGCTCAAGAAGTTAAAGAGCAAGCTGAAGAAGTATACGAGCAAGTTGAGCTTCCTACAGGCACAACTCCTGAAGCAGGATCAATGGGTTTTTCTGGTGTAGATGCAGATTTAGGCTTAGACATGCCAAACTTAGATTTTACTCCTTTTGAAGTATCAGAGTCCATGCTGGGGGATTACAAAAAACAGTACACTACTCCGGGTCTTTTGCAAAGAAGAAAACTTAGAGCTTACACTACCCCCGGTATGTTTAGAGGAATGATATGAGTACCAGTTATTTAACAATAGTAAACGAGGTACTGCGTCGGCTACGTGAAAACGAAGTATCTGCTATAGCTAACACAGCTTACTCTAAAATGGTAGGTGACTTTGTAAACGATGCTAAGCGTATTGTAGAAGATTCACATGACTGGTCTACGTTACGAACAACTATTGTTGTCCCTACGGTAGCCGATACTACAGAATATAGCTTGACAAATGCTGGAGAACGTGTTAAAATATATAGTGCTATCAATGACACATCAAACTTTTTTATGCGCTATGAGTCACCTAACTGGTTTAATAACGCATATTATATCTCTGGTGAAGTCACGGGCACTCCAGACTCCTATACGTTCAGTGGTATAGACAGTAATGAAGACACTAAGGTACAGGTGTATCCTAAGCCTGACGCAGTGTACTCTTTACGCTTTGACCTTATTGCAAGAGAAGCTGAGTTATCTGGCGATACAGACACTACAGTGTTACCTAAGAACGCTATTATCCACAATGCTGTAGCTTTGTTGGCTAGAGAGCGTGGTGAGACAGGCGGTACTACTGCACAGGATTATTTCTTAATTGCAGACAAGCATTTATCGGATGCTATTGCAATAGATGCCTACAAGAATCCTGAAGAATTTATCTACAGAGTACCCTAATGGCTGAGCAACGTCAAAACATATACATAGGTGCTCCCGGCTTCAAAGGTCTTAACACACAGGACTCTCCTGTAACACAAGACCCTGCTTTTGCGTCTATCGCTGAAAATGCTGTTATTGACAAGTTCGGCAGGATTGCAGCGCGTAAGGGTCTAAAGAAGCTAACAAGCAGTGCTACACCTTTAGGGTCTAGTATTGGCATAGAGACTATCTTTGAATACATAGACGAAAGTGGCGACAAGGTTGTATTTTCCTCCGGCAACAATAAAGTATTTACAGGGACATCAACACTTACGGACGTAACTCCTTCTGGCTATACACCTACAGCTAATAACTGGAAGATAGTTAGTCTTAACAACCATGCTTACTTTTTTCAACGTGGTCACGAGCCGCTAATATATACTGATGAGTCTGGATCTGGTGTCTTAGATAACATTAGCGACCATTCACATTCCACAGGCACTGCACCTCAAGGTAATGAAGCATGTGCAGCTTTCGGTAGACTCTGGGTAGCTGATGTTACTGGTAATAAACATACTTTGTTCTTTAGTGATTTACTTAACGGTCACGCTTGGACAGGGGGTAGTTCAGGATCACTAGACTTAACTACTGTTTTCCCTGAAGGCTTTGATGAAATAGTGGCTGTACGAGAGTTTAACAACTTTTTAGTTATCTTTTGTAAGAGAAGCATTCTATTGTACTCTGGGGCTTCGTCTCCTTCTAGCATGACATTATCTGATGTTATTACAGGCATTGGTTGTATTGCTAGAGACAGCGTACAGGCCATAGGTACAGATTTAATTTTTTTATCTGACTCTGGACTGCGTAGCTTAGGTAGAGTTATACAAGAAAAGTCTAACCCTATAGGTAACGTGTCTAGGAATGTAAGAGACACAATGATGCTCGCTGTTAACAATGAGACAAACAACATCAAGTCTGTTTACAGCCCAGAAGAATCTTTTTATCTTTTGTTCTTACCAACGTCCTTAGAAGTTTATGTGTTTGACATGAGAGGAACACTAGAAGACGGTAGCTACAGAGCAACTATATGGGCAGGCATAACTGTACTTTCTGGCGCTAGACTTGCAGACGGTACTTTGTATTTAGGCAATGCTAAAGGTATAAACGAGTACGATGAGTTTCTGGATGACACAGATACTTACGTAATGAAGTACTTTACTAACCCTATGTCTTTTGGCGATCCTTCCAGAATTAAGATGTTGAAGGAAATATCCTTTACAGTCATAGGCGGCTCAGGTAGTCAAGTAGTTGGCAACTGGGCTTATGATTATACGGAAGGTTACAGTAAACAGGCGTTTACAGTAGCCACAAGTTTAATTGCTGAGTATGGTGTCTCTGAGTACAATGTTAGCACATCGGAATATAGTGCAACTATTGTTATTGACGTAGCTAGAGTAAAAGCTACAGGCTCAGGTAAAGTCGCTACTATCGGTATTGAAGCAACAGTTAACGGTGGTGCTTTATCCATTCAAGAGTTAAACACTGAAGCAATTTTAGGTAGACTAATTTAATGACTAATTATACAAAGACAACGAACTTTGCAACTAAAGACACTCTGCCTTCCGGCAATGCCAATAAGATTGTTAAAGGCACAGAGATTGATACAGAGTTTAATAACATTGCAACTGCTGTAGCAACTAAGGCAGACACTGCTGGCCCTACGCTGACAGGTACTACTACATTTGAAACACTGTCAGATGGCTCTATCTCTATCACTGCTTTTGTCGATGAAGACAACATGGCATCCGACAGTGCAACACTTCTGCCTACACAACAGTCAGTCAAAGCATATGTAGACTCTCAGGTTACTGCACAAGACTTAGACTTCCAAGCAGACTCCGGTGGTGCTCTAAGCATTGACTTGGACTCAGAGACACTTACGTTTACTGGAGGCACTGGTGTAGACACAAGCGGCTCTGGTAACGCTGTTACGTTTGCTATTGACAGCACTGTAGCTACTCTAGCAGGCACACAGACGCTAACCAATAAGACACTTACCTCGCCTACGCTTAACACACCT